ATGCGTAACTTCATCCAGCCGGGCAATAGCCTGGCGATTGCCGTGCCCTATGCGACGGGCGTTTCCGCCGGTCAGGGGGTGCTTGTCGGCGCACTGTTTGGCGTAGCCGCCGTGGATGGCGTGCAGAACGCCATGATCGAGGCCGCAACCGCGGGCGTGTTCGACCTCACCAAGGAACCGGCGCTTGCCATCGCCGCTGGTGTGCGGGTGTTCTGGGACAATACCAACCGGCGCATTACCGCGACCGCCACCGGCAATTTCCAGGTGGGCATCGCAACCCAGGCTGCGCTTGCCGCCGATGGCACCGTGCGCGTCTGGCTCAACCGCGTTCCGGCGGCGGGGGCGTGAGCATGGCCAGCCTGCTGCCGCGTGACCATGAACGTCTGCAAGGCGTGCATCCCCATCTGGTGCGCCTGGTGATCGAGGCACGCAAGGCCGCACCCTTCATCGTGCTGGAAGGGCTGCGGTCCCGCGAGCGCCAGGCGAAGCTTGTGGCACTTGGTGCCTCGCGCACCACGAACAGCCGGCATTTGACAGGCCATGCCGTGGATCTTGGCTATTGGCTGGATGATGGCGATGGCGTGCCGGAGAATGGCGAAATCCGCTGGGATTGGCCTTTGTATGCGCAACTCGCCAGCGCCATGAAGGGTGCCGCGCAAAGGCTCGGCGTTGCCATTACCTGGGGCGGCGACTGGCCAAGCTTTCCCGATGGTCCGCATTTCGAATTGGACCGGGGGAAATACTCATGATCGCCGCCCTGCTGCCCGCGCTGGTGCCGATCCTGGGTGATGCGCTCAAGCGACTCTTTCCTGATGCCGAGGCGCGACAGCGTGCTGAGGCGGAATTGAATGCCGCCCTCCTCGCGCGCGCGGGGGAACTGGAAAAAGCCGCCGCCGATATCATCAAGGCCGAGGCGCAATCAGAACATTGGCTCGCCGCCTGCTGGCGACCAATCCTCATGCTGACATTCGGCATCCTGATCGTACTGCGCTGGCTCGGCTGGTCCGCGCCAGGGATCAGTGAGGCCGAGGCGCTCAAACTCTGGAACATCGTCGAGATCGGCCTCGGTGGCTACGTCATTGGTCGTTCCGCCGAAAAGACGCTGCCGCGCATTGTCGAGGTGCTGAAACGATGAGCGCCTTTGACGGCGCCATGGCCGCGCTGCTGGCAGACCCGCATCTTGGCGTGGATGCGCTGTATCGCGTCGGCGGTACCGGCAACCCGGTGGCGCTCCGCGTATTGCGCACCTCGCCGGATCGCATCACCAGTGGTTTTGACACGGAAATCATCAGCGCAAGCGATATCCTGTCCCTGCCCATCGCCCTGCTGCCCGATCTTGCGCCGGGCGATAGCTTTGCCATTGGCGCCGAGCTGCTCACCGTCAGCCACGCGACGCGGGATGGTTCCGGCACGGCGTGGCGGGTTTATTGCCAGCGCTGATGCGCCTGACCGCCAGCATCGGCAATCTCCGCCAGGCTCTGGTTGAGGAAGTACGCGCGGGGGAACGCGCGGCGTCCCGCGCTGTGCGGCAGGAGACCGAGGCACTCAAGCAGGAACTACGCACCCAGGTCACCGCAGCCTTTGGCGGCAAGGCGCGCGGCATCGCCAATGCCTGGCGCGCGCAGGTCTTTCCCCGCACCGGCGTATCGCTCCGCACCGCCGGTCTGGTTTGGACCAAGACGCCGCTGGTGATTGATGCCTTTGAGCGCGGCGCGCTGATCCGGGCCAAGGGTGGGCGGAAATTCCTCGCCATCCCCACAGGTTTTAACGCGGCACGCGGCTGGCGCGGGCGCGGCGATAAGGGGCTCCGCGTCACGCCGGCGCAAATGGTGGCCTCGGGCCAGGCGTTTCTGAGGCCCTTCAAATCCGGGCGCGGCTTTGTCTGGTGCCTGCCACTGCGTGCGGGCGAGCAGACCAGCAGAAGGCGCCGCACGCGGCTGATTGCCGGAGGCGTTGCTGAAATCGGCACGGGTAATCGCAAGGGGCGCGAGGCCTGGGCACGCGGGCTGCTCGCGCGCGGCATGGTGCCGATGTTCCTCCTGCTGCCGCAGGTGAAGCTCACGAAGCGGCTGGAAGTGCGTGGCGCATCCCTCCGCGCGCTGCGCCGCCTGCCCGGGCGTTTTGTGGCGGCCTGGGCCGCCGAGACAGGAAGAAGCACATGAGCACGCGTGAAGCCGCCCTGACCGCCCTGTTGGCGCGCCTGAACGCCAGCCTTGCCGCGCGCAGTCCCGCACCGAGCATCCGCCGCAATGAAACTGTGCCGCTGCGCCTGCCTGCTGGTGGGCTGGTGGTGCTGCGCGATGGGGAGAGTGTCGTGGAAACGCCGATCCTCTCGCCCTTGGCCTATGCGATTGAACACCGCGCGGAGATTGAGGTGCTGGCCAGCGACACCACACTGCTGGATGCGCTGCTCATGGATATCGCCGCCGCCATCACCGCGGAGCCAAGCCTGGGCGGCGCAGTGGAATACGCCCAACCCGGCGCTGCGGCATTCGAGGATGTGGAGACTGAAGGCGCTGCCGCCACGCGTGCTGCCGCGCTGCCTGTCACGCTTTTCTTTACCGTTGCCGGCTCTCCGCTGGCCTGATCCCGCACCAGGAGAAACCCCATGCCCCGTGCCATTGGCGCGAATTCGCGCCTGTTGATGATTCCCGAGGTCAGCTATGGCACGCCGCCTGGCGGCAATTGGCGGCGCGTGCCCTTCCTTACCTGCAATCTTGGCGCCGAGCAGGCGCTGCTGGATGCCGATGTGATCGGGCTTGGCGGCAATCGCGATCCTGCCGCGCCGTTTCTGGATACGCTGACGGTGCAGGGTGATGTGGTGATCCCCGTTGATCTGGTGAATTTCGGCCATTGGCTGCGGCTATTGCTGGGCGCGCCGACCACCACCGGCACGACGCCCAATTTTACGCATAGCTTTGGGTCTGGCGTGGCGGCCTTGCCATCTCAATCCATCGAAATCGGCTATCCTGATGTGCCGAGCTTTGATCTTTGCGCTGGTGCGCGTGCTGATGCTTTGGAGATGGATTTCAGCCCGACCGGGCCGGCCACCGCGACGATCAAGGTGATTGCGCAAGGCTCGGCGCGCAGCGCGGCATCCTCGGGCGGGACACCGACCACGGCAGCGTATACCGCGTTTCACAAGGCGCAGGGTTCCATCACGCGCGGCGGTGCGGCGCTCGCGCAGGTGACCGGGGCGCGGCTGGCCTATTCCAACAGCATTGAGGCGGTGCGCACCATTCGTGCGGATCGCAAGATTGAGGGTGCGGATCCCGGCATTGCGCGCGCGACGGGGCAGATCACGGCGCGCTTTGCGGATACCACGCTGCTGACGCAGGCGCAGAATGGCACGCCGGCGGAATTCGGCTTTGGGTTCACGATTGATGCCAATCGGAGCCTGAGTTTTACGCTGCATGAGGTGTATCTGGCACTGGCCAAGACGCCGATCGAGGGGCCGGCGGGGGTGGAGGCGAGTTTTGAGTTTCGCGCTGCCTTCAACGCGACGGCGCAGCGGATGATGACGGTGGTGTTGAAGAATCAGCAGGTGGGGACGGAGTATGGGTGAGGTGCGGCTATACGCCTCCTTCGCGCTCAAGATCCTGTAGCACTTCCGGCAGATCGCGGGCGCCATGAAGGACCCGCAGAATCCTAGGCGGAATCGCATTAGCGCGATAAACCACGATGTAAGGAAAGCCGCGTAGTATCAGAAACCTGATGTTCTCAGAAGCAAGGTCTGGTCGCTGTTTTCCAAGATTGGGATGGGCACCGAGTAACTGGGCTGCCTGGCCCACCGCAATGCGTAAATTTTCAGCGGCGCTGAGATTCTCCTGGCTGATCCAGGCCATTGCCTCTCCGAGATCCGCCAAGGCCTCCGGCGATAGGATAGCGCCAGCGAAACGAGATCGCGGGCTCAGCTTTTTTTCCTCGCCGCTTTCGTTTGCGCGATGACCTTTCGAAGCTCGGCATCAACCTGATCGGCGGTAAGCCAGCCTTTTTCGTCAGCCTCACGTTCGACACGTTCCAGCATTTCGGTAAAGGATGTGCGTCGCGCTTCCTGGTCCGCAAGGAGGCGAAGTGCAGCGCGCATCACCTCACTCACATTGCCGTAGCGACCGGAGGCGACGCAGCGCTCCGCAAAGCCCTCAAGCTCGGGCGTCAGACTAACATTTGGCATTCACTCGCTCCTGCCCTGGTCATGTCATACTTTGACATAACGGGGCTGAATTTCAAGGCTGGAGATTTCCCCATGCTCACCCTCGACCTCCCGGTTGAGCCGTACTGGCTCGACCTGCCGCGCGGCGTCCGCGTGGAAATCCGCCCTGTCACCACGGCCGTCATGGCCGCGGCCCAGGCCGCCGCCGCGCGCAACCTCGGCGCCCTGCGCGCTACCGAGCCAGACCTCGACCCTGACATGTCGCGAGGCCTGGCCTTCGCTTTCCTGGTCAAGGCGCTGGCCCGCCACGCCGTCACCGCCTGGGAAGGTGTCGGCAATACCTCCGGCAAGCCTCTCCCGCTTTCCCCCGATGCGGTAGAACGCCTGATGGACCTCGACGACATCGCCGCCGCCTTCTGGGACCGCGCCACCGCACCGGTCGTCACCGTGGCTGCCGAGGGAAACGGCTGAGGGCCCGCGCCGCCTGGCATTTCGGCCGCGGGCCCGAATATTGCCGCGGCTGCGCGGCCATTCAGCGCGATTGCGCCAATGCCTGCCCCTACACCGCCAATGCCCCCACCAGCATCGAAGCCCATACCTGCTGGTCCGCCGGCACCGCCTGCGCCGAGGCCAGCATGGCCGGCATTACGCTCCCATTCATCCATGCCCTCGCCGCCGCACGCGAACTCGGCGCCAGTGGTTGGGCCGCGTCTGAAATGTTGATGGCAATGCGCATCGGCATGGCTGAGGGCCAAAGCCAAAGGCAGGAGGAGGAAAAGCCCCATGGCTGACGCCACCCGCCGCGTCTCGGTGCGGCTCTCGCTTGACGATGCCGCGCGCGTCAAGGCTGGACTGCGTGAGGTTGGTGAGGCCGGGCAGCGCTCGCTTGATCAAATCAAGGGCGGTGCGGAACGGGCCTCCCGCGCGCTGGAATTCGTGGATATCGCCGCGCGCGGCATTCAATTGGCCGGTGTGGCGGTCGCGGCGCGTGCGCTCGTGCAAGCGGGCGATGCGCTGACGCAAAGCCTGGCACGGCTGCAAAACGCCACAGGCTCGGTGGCGCGTGCCGGCGAAGTCTATGAAGCGCTCTATCGCAATGCGCTCTCCACCGGTGTCGCGGTGTCCGACAGCGTTGATGCGTTTCAGCGTTTTTCCATCGCGGCGCGGGATATCGGCGCCACATCGGATCAGGTGGTGCGGCTTGTTGGTGGCTTGCAGCGCGTGGCGATTGTCTCCGGCGCCTCCACCCAGGAAATCGGC